ATTTGGCTTGGTAAGCAATATCTCGATCAGAAAGATAAGCAGTCGAATGAGCACATGGGTCCTAACGGCGGCCCTATTGATTTGAGCTTAAAGGTGGTATTCGAAAATGATGGAGAAACGAGTACCGAGTAAATTCAAGCCGCTTTATACGCATCTGAAAAACAACAAACTGTTCTATGTGTATCACGGTGGTCGTGGTGGTGGTAAATCATGGGAAATTGCAGACTTTCTACTGATCGAGGGTGCAAAACAAAAGCATCGTATCCTTTGTTGTCGTGAAGTTCAGAAGTCAATTAAACAATCCGTTCATAAGCTACTGTCAGATCGTATTGCTGCATTGGGTTTAGGTCACTTCTACCAAATCTTAGAAACAGAAATCCGTGGCATAAACGGCACTGAATTTAGCTTTGCAGGCTTGCTGAATCACACGGTTGAATCAATAAAGTCGTTCGAGGGTGCAACAATTACTTGGATTGAAGAAGCGCAAACGGTAAGCGCATTCTCATTGTCTATTTTAATTCCTACAGTTGTTCGTACTCCCAAACCAATGGTTATCATGTCAATGAACCCAAAGCTACCAAGTGACGCTGTTTATTCGCAATACGTGCTTGGTGGGCGTGATGACACAGTTGTGGTGCAGATTAATTACACTGACAACAAAGAATGCCCATCTGAGTTGATTGCATTAGCTGAGCAAATGATGCGTAATGACTACGATCAGTACGAACATATCTGGCTTGGCAGACCAAAAGAAATTGCCGATGGTGCAATCTACAAAGCTGAGTTTGAGCAGATCAAGCGTGAAAATCGTATCTGCAAAGTTCCGCATGACCCGAATTTACCTGTTTACACATCATGGGATTTAGGAATTCTCGACTCTACTGCGATTTGGTTCTTTCAGGTCTACGGCAAAGAGGTTCGAGTCATTGATTACTACGAGGCGAACAATGAGCCATTGGCCCATTACGCACGTATTCTTGATGAGAAATCACAGCAACATGGCTACAGCTACGACAAACACTTTGCACCGCATGATATTGCGGCACGTGATTTATCTAGTGGTGTAAGTCGTGAGCAAACAATGGCATCGCTTGGCTACCGCATGACGAAAGGCGCTCGCTTGGGTGTTGAAGATCGAATCGAAGCGGCCCGGCAAATGCTGAAAAACTGCTGGTTTGATGCGGATAAGTGCGCGGCTGGCATCAAGGCATTACAGAACTACAGGCGCGACTACAACGACAAACTGGATCAATTCAAGGCTACTCCTGTGCATGACTGGGCTTCGCACGGCTCGGATGCATTTGGCGAGGGTGCTCTCAATATCAACAAGATGCATGAAACAGCCAAACCTAAACCGATCCCACAGCTTAAACGCGGTGGATGGATGAGCTAATGGATAAGAAACAAGACAAAAAACAGGATCAGATTCTCGATGAGATTCGCCAAAACCTGAAAACTGCCGAAGAGTACTGGCAGGACAATTATGAACGCGGTGTCGAAGATAAAGAGTTTGTTACGGTTGAGGGTGCTCAGTGGGAAGAAGGCGCAGTTGCCAAGCGTAGAGCAGATGGCAAGCCAAGTCTTGAGTTCAACCTTTCCCGCGCTTATTGCCGTCAGCAGATCAATACACAGCGCCAAAACCGACCACAGGCGAAAGTGATTCCGGTGGACAATGGTGCCGATCCTGAAATTGCTCAATTGATTGAAGGTTTGATTAAAGATACTGAGGAAGGTTCAGACGCAGAATCGGCTTACGATACCGCAGCAGAGAACGCGGTTTATGGTGGCATTGGCTTTTTCCGTATCATCACGGATTACGTGAACGAGATGTCATTCAATCAAGAACCTCGCTTTATGCCTGTGCATAATCCACATGCAGTTTATATTGATCCATTGAGCCGTGCGCTAGATGGCTCAGATATGAATTGGGCGATTGTGGGTGAATGGGTTAAGAAGTCAGACATCGAAAAGCAGTACGGCAAAGATGCTTTGGTTGATGTGGATTTTGAAGAATATTCCAGCTGGTGCAACGAGGTGGACGACACTATTCGCATTGCTGAATACTTCAAGAAAACTCAGGTGCAAGACAAGCTCTGGATGCTGGAAGATGGCACATCCGGCTATAAGTCAGAACTGCTTGAGAAATACGGTTATACTGAAGAAGAAGCATTGGCTAGTGGATTGATTGTCAATGAGCGTGATACCACTCGAACTGAAATCAAATGGTTCAAGGTGTCAGGCTCTAAAGTCTTGGAAGAAACCATCTTTCCTGGACAATATATTCCAATCGTCCCAGTTTATGGTGAAGTGACATTTGTGGAAGAAGAACGTCACATCTTCTCACTGGTTCACTTTGCGAAAGACCCGCAGCGCCTTTACAACTACTGGAAGTCGACCGAAGCGCACATTTTGCAGAAAAACCAAGATGACGTTTTGGTAGTGGATGCTCAAGGTATCACTGGCTTTGAAGATCAATGGCGCAATCCAGGCTCTTATGCCGCTGTCATGTATAACTTCACCAATGAAGATGGTAAGCCAAACGGACTGCCACAGCGTATTGGTGCAGCTCAACCACCTGTTGGCATCTTAAATGCAGCAGAATCAGCCAAAGCAGCGATTACAGACATTTTAAACATGCACGCCCCTATTATGGGTGGGCAAGGCAATGAAACGTCTGGTGTCGCAATCGGTATGCGTCAGCGTCAATCTGAAACTGCACAGTTCCATTTACAAGACAACTTAAACAAGTCAATCCGACATGGTGCTCGCATCCTGCTTGGTCTGTATCAGGCGCTTTACACTGTGCCGATGGTTCGCCGAATTATTGGAACCGATGGTGAGGCGAAGATGATTCAGCTCATGCAGCAAAACGGTGAAGGTTATTTTGCCGATGTGACCATTGGCCGTTATGACGTTCGAATGGACACTGGCCCATCATTCAATACGCAACGTGAACAAAACTTTGCCCTGATGATGCAGTTGCTCAGTATGAATCCGCAGTTATTCAGCCTGATTGGTGACATTCTCTTGCAGAACTCACCATTGCTGAATGCCAAAGAGATTGCAGAGCGCATTAAGTCCACCATGCCGCCACAAGTCTTAGGCAAAGGTGATCAGATTGATCCTGAACAGGCCAAAGCGCAGATTATGCAACTGGATCAACTTGTGCAGAAAATGACAGCCGACCTTGAACAATTGCAGAAGCAGTTGAATGACAAGGAAGCGGATCGTCAGATTGAATTGGTTAAAATTCAGTTGCAAGCCGAAAAAGATATTCAGGTCGCACAGATCAATAATAGTGGTCGTGCTGATGTTGAGGAATTACGCGGCATTGTGAAGTTGCTTGAAAAACAGGTAGCGCTGCAAAACGCGCCACAAGACTGGCTTGAACAGGGTGAAGATGTGGAGGAATACGCTCCATCGGAAGCTTACGAGCCGGAAGATGATGAAGAATACTCGCAACCCGAATGGTCTGAGCCACCATCGGATATTGCGCCAACAGACATGGAAAGCCCTGCCACTGAGCAGGGTTTTTTAATGCCTGAAGAAACGGTTCAGCCTAATCTCGCTCTCAATCCTGATCAGATTGAGGATAGCGCATTGATCAACACTGGTGGCGATTTGCTGCCAAACATGGAGCAGAACAATGACGTTTGAAAGTGACGACATCGTAGACTCAGGCGCTACGGAAAACACAGCCGCAGAAGTCGAAACGCAAACCGAAGAATGGCAGCCTGAGCAGCCAACCGAAGCGGAATCTGAAACCGAGCAATCGGAAGAAGAAACCAAGCAGGAGGATGAGCAGGAAAGCAAGAAAAAGAACCGGGCACAGGAGCGCATTGAGCAACTGGCTAGAGAGCGTGCTGAGTACAAGCGGCAACTTGACGAGTTAAAAGCTCAACAGGAAGCGCCAAAAGCTGCAAGCGAAGCACCGCGAATCGAGGATTTTGAGGATTACAGCGAATACCTGCAAGCCCAGCAAGATTTCTTTGTGAAGCAGGCAGAGGATCGTGTTCTTCAAAAACTCAAAGCTGAACAGGAACAGAAAGCACGGGTTGAGCGTCAGGTTCAATTTGAAACTGCTGTGAATGAATTGCGTGATGAGGGGATTGATGTTGAATCATTGGTAAAAAAGGCCGATGAATTACCACCATTGCCGATCACGCTTGATCAGTTCGGCTTAAGTCCAAAAGAAACACTCTCTCTTGCTGCCGACATCATTCAAAAC